ATGAAGAAGCTCTCGATAGCGCTCCTCTCGACGACCCTGATCGCCCTCTCGTTCGCCCCCGTTGCGGAGGCCAAGTTCAGAGGTTTCGGCGGCGGCGGGTTCCGCTCCAAGCCGTCGTTCAGCCGTACCTACACGGCACCGAAGCCGACCTACCGGCCAGCGCCCAGCTACCGACCGACCACGGTCTACAATCGCACCACCGTCGTTCAGCAGAAGTCGGGCGGCGGCATGTTCTCAAACATCGTCGGGACGGTCATCGGCATGAGCCTCTACGACTGGATGTTCGGCGACGACGAGAAGCAGGAGGGGGAGAAGTGAGACCCCGCCGAAGCGGGGCCCTACTTGGTCAGTTCATCATCGCATAGATGACGATCAGTAGAGAGACAATCTGAGAGAGGTTCGCACCCATCTCAAGGGTCTCACTAACAAGCAACATATGCGGTCGTTCCTTTCTTTGGCCCTCGAAAGGGCAAACGTGACCGGACCTCTGGCCTTACGTCGTCACAAACACCGTATCACCCAATAACGAGCGTCGATCCCTTGGGAGACAGACCGACGCACGCCAGACCCGAGGCTGTGCCGCAGCGTGTATTCTATGTTTGTTCTGGTCTAGTGCAGCGGGACAACATTACGCGAAGGGGCCCCGGCCTTTGCCCGTTGTTCACCTGATACACAGGGTAGGCGGGTGATCGGTTGCAGAAAACGCACTCAACTCGCCTTTTACCTTGACCGGTTTTCAAATAATCTTCTCCCGTACCCGGTCGAAATCGGGGAACTCCATCATGATTCAGCACTCATAGGTGTCGCACTTCTCGCACCGAAACGGCAGGGTCCTCGGACCTCGGGAATGGCCGTATACGCCCCCAAATCTCTCGAGAGGAATCGGGCTTGTCTCCCGCAGCTCTTACACTCCACGACCACGATCAGTTTGTGGATCGATGCCTTGCCGATGGCGTCGATGTAGCTCGTCAAGGAGAGAACGTGACGAAGCTCACAGGTAAACGCCCGATCTGGTCATTGTGGACATATTGGCGAGTTCGTACCATCCCCCGAACTAGCCGTCCTCCGACAGCAGGGCGACCACCGGCTCACCATGCAGTCCCCGACACCAAGATTATTCGCTCAGATTCAAAGGGTGCATCGTCGCCCAAGGGCGCCGGGTTTTGATGGATTAATATCTTTATCCGAATCAGCGTCGGCTCACTTGAAGTGAGACGAGATTGAGCCACTTCCGAGTCTCCAAGGGGCAAGACTAATCTTTGACCTTTCCTCGTTGATGTATCTGAGACAAACGCGATCCGCGACTGTGCCGAGGACGAAATGCGGCGGAATACCCCAGTCAACAGGATGATCTTGGTAGTGTTTGGTAACAGCTTCGTGGAGCATCTGTGCGGTTAGCTTCAATTCAAGAGCGCAAACGGTGAGCGCATTTCTTTGGGCTGCTAGCCAAGCTGCCTCGTCGAACGGACTATATCCCGTCATCCGGTCGAACACTCCTTGGACGTACATGGACTTTGCATAGTTATCCAGTTCGCTCCACTTGGAAAAATTGTCCCTAAATCCAGCCTCACTGATGTTTGCCCCGCAGACAATCATCAAACAGACGCCGACCACTTGCTTTCGAAAGCGCACCGAGTTCCCTCCATCCAATAAGCTCAACAGGACATGACAATTCACACTGCAGACTTTCAACGTCAAGTCGAACTCGAAATTGACATGAGCAACCTTGGCGCGGCCCGCTTTGCTTCCCGCGTCAACAAGGAGATCGAGCGGGAGCGCGGCGGTGAGACCAAGGCGCTCCAATGGCTGATCAAGCGCGACATCAACGCCGTGTCCGAAGCGATCCGGCTGTTCGTCGAGGAGGTCTACTCCGGTCGCCCGGGCCCCAAGGCCGTCGCTGCCAAGCTGATCCGAGACATGAACCCGGATGTGGTCGCCTTCATCGCGATCAAGTCCTGCCTCGGTCGGCTGATGTCGAAGACGATCACGCCCCTGACCAACCTCTCGCTGCACATCGCGTCGGCGCTGGAGAATGAAGCCCGGTTCGAGCGCTTCGCGATCCTGAACCCCGGGATGTTCGCGAGGCTCGAGAAAGACCTGAACGAGGACGGCGCGACCGAGCAGCACAAGCGCAAGGTCCTGATCTACGCGATGGGAAAATACAACATTCCGTGGGATCGCTGGACCCGTAGCGACTGTGTCCTCCTCGGTTCCAAGATGGTCGAGGTCGTCGCGAACGCCACCGGCCTGATCGAGTTCAGCCTGAACCAGACGGCCTTCACCGGGCATTACAAGGACCAGCATCAGGTCTTTCTCACGGAGAAGGCCAGCGATTGGGTCAACAGTAGCCTCCTGAGGGGTGAACTCATGTTTCCCTATTGGATGCCCACCGTGATCCCACCGAAGGAATGGACCGGGCTGACAGGCGGCGGATACCACTCGGAAGCCGTCCGTCCGCTCGATCTGGTTCGTCGGGCCCGAAAGGAGCACAAGGAGCTTCTGATGGCCTCGGACCTGACCATGGTTCTCAAGGGTCTGAACGCTGTCCAGAACACACCGTGGCAGATCAACCGGCAAATCCTCGACGTGATGAAGCAGCTCATCAAGGCCGGAACCCGGGTAGCCGGGACCGTCCCGCTCAAGGACGTCGACATGCCGGTGAAGCCGTGGGACATCGACACGAACCCGGAGGCCCTGCGCCAGTGGAAGTGGGATGCCCGGGACGCACACGCGGCGAACTATCGGCGTCGGCAGGACCGGCTGATCCAGCACGGGCTGATCGAACTGGCGGAACGCTTCAAGGACGAGGCGGCGATCTACTTCCCGCACAACCTCGATTTCCGGGGGAGGGGCTATCCAGTCCCGCTCGTGCTGAACCCGCAGGGCTCGGACAACGTCAAGGCGCTTCTCCGGTTCGCCGAGGGCAAGCCCCTTGGTGAGGATGGTCGGCGCTGGCTGGCGATCCAAGGAGCGAACACCTTCGGGGTCGACAAGGTCGCCTTCGACGAGCGCGTGGCGTGGGTCGAGGAGAACACCAGCAAGATCGTCCGCTGCGGTCTGAACCCGCTGAATGGTCTCTGGTGGACCGAGGCGGACAAGCCGTGGTGCTTCCTCGCGTTCTGCTTTGAGTGGACCGAGATGCTCCAATGCGGGATCGACGGGCGCGACTTCCGGTCGCACCTCCCAATCGCCCAGGACGGCTCCTGCAACGGGCTGCAGCACTTCTCGGCCATGCTCCTCGACAGCATCGGGGGCAGGGCGGTGAACCTGATCCCGGCAGACAAGCCGCAGGACATCTACCAAGCGGTCGCCGACCGTGTGATGGAGAAACTGCGTCTAATTCATTCCACTATCGGAGAAGTTCCGTTCGTGGAAATGAGTGAGCCCGAGCAGGACGACAAGAAAAAGAAGGGCCCGACCCGGGAAGAACTCGGGCGGTGGGCCCACGGCTGGCTGGCCTTTGGCATGGACCGCAAGATCACCAAGCGCCCTGTCATGGTCCTGCCTTACGGCGGAACACCTCGGTCGTGCCTCAAATACGTCGAGGAGGCCGTCATGGAGAAGATCAACGGTGGCAAGGAGCACAACTTCGGTGACGAACTCAAACGGGCAATCTCTTGGCTTTCCAGCCTCGTCTGGGAGAGCATCGGCGACGTTGTGGTTGCCGCAAAGGACGCGATGGGATGGCTCCAGAAGACTGCCCGACTGTCCGCCAAGGCCAACAAGCCCCTCTACTGGCAGACGCCGTCCGGCTTCGTGGCCTACCAGCTCTATCCCGAGGTCAAGCATAAACTGATCAAGACGCGCATCAACGGCGCAATCGTCAGGCTCAGCAACTACGAGGAGACGGATACGGTCAATGGCTCGAAACAGTCGACCAGCATCAGCCCCAACTACGTACACTCCATGGACGCAGCGGCCATGGTCCTCACCGCTGCCCACCTCGCAGAGGCCGGGATCACCAACCTCGCGATGATCCATGACAGCTACGGTACCCACGCCTGTGACACGACCTTCCTGAACACGGTCCTGCGCAGGGTCTTCGTGGACATGTACCGGGCTCGACCGCTTCAGGCTCTCAAGGAAGAGGTCCTGCAGCAATGCCCCGAGATCGCCGATGATCTGCCCGAGCTTCCGCCAGACGGAACTCTCGACCTTCAACAGGTCATGAAGTCCGATTTCTTCTTCGCCTGAACCTCTCCACCAACGGAGAGATTGCGAGGGTGGAAGCAATAGGGACAACAGTAGCGATTTCACCAACGAAACAGCATCACCAAGGATTTCTCAGAATGAACCAAGGTATCACCATCCGCCTCGGCGCTTCCCACAACAGCCTCACGGTTGCTTCGAATGGGCTGGCCTTCGACCTGTCCGCCATGGACAAGACCGAGCGGTATGAACTGCGCCGCGCCCTGATCGAAGGGCTCAAGACGACCAGCTACTTCGGCAAGAAGGAGCAGCGCCGCGCCGTGTTCCGCGCCCGCCAGAAGGGCCGCGCATGACCACCGTCCTCCTCATCACCCTCATGATCATCACCTACTTCATCCTCAACGAAAGGTGGCCCGATGCCACGGCTTGACCGAGACGCTCTCAACAACGCCAACCCCAAGGCCGTCGCGATGGCCACACTGCAGACCCTCATGGGTTTGGAGAACCACCCGGCGCACATCCAAGTGATGGCCGCTGCTGCCGTCTTCCTCTCGCTCGCCGATCATCNGATCATCTTGGTATTCCTGCTCAGGAAGCCTTCACGGCGACGACCAACCTCATCAACGACACCGAAGGCAAGCGCACCGAGTTCCGCGCCCTCGACGCCTACATGAAGGGAGAAATTTTCCATGGCTAAGTTCAACGCAGGTCAGACCGTCGTCGCCGTCAAGGACTTCCACTCCAGCTACTACGGGCGGATCATCACCACGGGCAAACGCTACGAGATCATCAGCGTCGGCCAAAGCACGGGTCGCGTCGGGGTTCGGGATGACCGTGGGTCCAAGCGCTTCTTCTCCCCGGATCACTTCATGTCGGTCCCGGCATATGAGATCAAGCGGGCCCAGGAACAGCTGAACCGCTTCGAACCCGGCGAGATAGTGCCGGTCGGCTCTTTCGGCGACCACCTCTTCCTCAGGGATGGCCACGGCATCATCCACGTCAAGCCCAAGCCGAAGCGCAAGACCCCGCGTTCGATCAAGGTCGACCCGCGTGACGCCAAAGCGGCTCTCACGAAGATGCTGAAGGAAGTCTACGGCATCGACGCGACGGTCGAACAGGTGATCGGCGCGATGGACAAGTCCCTCGAACTGGTGCTCGGCGCATGACCCGCGAACTGAAAGCAGCGATCCTGCTCTGGAAGCGTGGCCAGCAGATCGACACCGCCCTTCACGCAACGCTCGCGGCCCAAGGTTATGTGGTCGCCAAACTCGAACGGCGTTACTCCGCCTAAACCTCTCCACAAAAGGAACAATTGCACAATGGCAAAGAAAGAAACCCCGAAGTACCGCACCCCGCGTGGCATTGCAGTCTACCCGCGTCTCGACAACCCGGACACGAAGTACAACGCGCATGGCACCTACTCGGCCAAGGTCAAGCTCCCGGTCGCCGTGGCCAAGCCGTTCATCCAGCAGCTGCAGGAGATCGCCAAGCCGCACTTCGGCAAACCGCTCCCGATCAAGAAGAACCCCTGCTGGTTCTACGAGAAGGTGACCGACGAAGAGACCGGCGAAGAGAGCGAAACCGGCTTCGTCATCTTCAACCTGCAGGTCAAGAACCGCGAGGTGAAGGACAAGAAGACCGGCGAGCTGAAGCTCTGGGATCGCAAGCCCGTCCTGTTCTCGGCCTCGGGCAAGGTCGTCAAGAAGGCCCGCGTCGGCGCTGGCACCGAGTACGCCGTGACCTTCGAAATCTACCTCGGCAAGGACAACGACGGCAATCCGACGATGCAGCTCCAGCCGACTGCGGTTCAGATCTTCAAGCTGGTCGAGTACGCATCGGGCGGCGCTTCGGTCAACCCGGCTGACTACGGCATCGAAGCCGAAGAAGGCGGCTGGGAGCCCGAGGAAGACGACGGTTCCGACGACAGCCAGGACGAAGGCGGGAACGACGGTTCGGACGAAGGTTCGGACGAGAGCGGTGACGAGACCGAGAACGAAGACTTCTAATCTTTGGCCAAGAAGTCAGCGGCACAGGTCGGGGCCCTTCACGGGTTCCGATCTGGCCTTGAGGACGTCAATGCTCGGTTCCTGACCGAATGGAACGTCACGGTCGAGTACGAGCAGTACGATCTGACCTACGTCAAACCGGCGCGAGAAGCCCGGTACACACCCGACTTCATCCTCCCGAACGGCATCATCGTGGAAACGAAGGGCCGCTTCCTCACGGAGGACCGGCAGAAGCACATCCTGATCAAGAAGCAATACCCGCAGCTCGATCTCCGGTTCGTCTTCTCCAATCCGAACACCCGCATCTCCAAGCAGTCCAAGACGACCTACGCCATTTGGTGTCAGTCGCACGGCTTCCTCTACGCCTCCAAGGTCATCCCGCAGGAATGGTTCGCTGAGCCCAACGACCCGGTCAGGCTGGAAGCTCTCTCCGAAATCCTCCGCAAGAAACCCGCCAAGAAAGGTAAATGATCATGAAGTTCTTCCGTCGTCCGAACACCGACCGTGCAATCGCTGGCTTCTCCAATGCTCTGACCGAGCTGGAAGCCGTAGAGGCCGCTGAACAGGCTCGCCTGACGAAGATCGCCACGAAGATCGACCAGCTCCGCGACGAGCAGGACGAGACCATCGAGCGCCGCGAACGCGCCTCCCGTCTCCGCGCCAAGTTCGCCGACTTCCTCGCAGCCTGATCCACCTCGCTCTGGCGGGGGCTCTCGTGGCCTCCGCTCTCCTGCCGATCCTCCTCGACCTCAGCCTAAACAAGGACACATCATGGCTCTGAAATCAGTCGACTTCTTCTTCCTCACCCTCGGTTCCGTCGTCGGTGTCCTCGCGATCCTGACCTCGGCCTATCCCGCAGTGATCGCCGGGTACCTCGTGCTCGTCCTCGCGTTCGTCATGGCGTTCGTCGTCGCGCTTCACGAGGGCAAGCCCTACTACATGGTCCGCGAAGGCACGAAAGGCTTCCTCGCCTTCGGTCTCATCCTCTGGGTGGTCGCGGTTCTCTCCTCGGCTGTTCTGGCGGTGTTCGCCTGATGCAGCTCATCCCTCTCAGGCTGAGCCCCAGCCACGACCTTCTCGGGGATTTGGACGCCAATCTCGCAGAAGTTGACGCGCTGATGCGCCTTCTCGGCGTCGGCACCTACTGGATCGCCGGGGGCTACCTTCGCGACCGTGAGGCCGGGATCAAGCCGAAGGACATCGACGTGTTTCTCCCGGGCGGCGAGCCCTTGGAAGAAGCTCAGGGCATCCGCTACGACCTCGCCCATACCTGCGTCATCCACCTCGGCGAAGTCGAAGTAAACTTCATCCGACTGAACCACCGGCACACGCTGGAGACGGTCCTCGGTCGCATGGACATCGGCATCTGCCAGATCGGCAGGGACGAGAGTGGCACCATCGTCGCCACCAAAGCCTACCTCGACGACGTTCGGAACAAGACGCTCACCATTCTCGAACCGCCGCGCACCGAGCACGACACGGATCACATCCGCCGCGTTCGGGCGAAGTTCCCCGATCACAAGGTCATCTACGCATGAGTGTTTCCCTCGACACAATCCGGGAGCTGGCCGAACGGCTCCCTCGGACCAAACGTGAGTGCCGCGACCGCGTCTATCACGTCGCCCACATGCCTGAGATCAACCCGGTCTCCTACCGGCAACACGACATCGTTGCCTCTTGGGAGCTGCGCCACGACCGTATCACCTTCACCAACCGTGAAGTCGTCGTGGACGGCGTCCGGTGCCTCGCTTTGTACTACCACGACGCTCTCGTCAAGGTCTGCGTCTGATGATCAAGGCCATGCTCAAAGGCATCGCCATGGTCTGGGGCGTCGGCCTCGCCGTATGCCTCATGGGTGCGCTGTTCCACTACGACCCGCAACTGGGCACCATCCTCTCGGCCACCCTCGTCGGGTGCGGCTTCGGTCTGATCCTGTTCAACGACTGATCCTTGACCACCGACGATAGCGAGTTCCTCCACCACGAGCCGTGCCCCAAGTGCGGATCGGAGGACAACCTCGCCCGATACACCGACGGCCACGGCTACTGCTTTGGCTGCAACCATTATGAACCCGGAGACAAATCGATAGAAAGAGACGAGGCTCCTCGCGAGAGGAAAGACCTTGGTCTGATCGCCGTGGGCGAGCCAACCGATTGGCCATCCCGTGGGATCACACTTGAAAGCGCCAAGAAATGGGGCTTCACACGATCTGAGCTAGGCGGACAAGTCGTTCGCATCTTCAACTACCGAAACGCTCATCAACAGATCGCCGCGCAGAAAGTGCGCTTCCAGAAGAAAGACTTCCGCTTCCTCGGGGATACCGGGGAGGTGGGTCTCTACGGGATGCACCTCTGGAAGGGCGGCGGCAAACGCATCGTCATCACCGAAGGCGAAATCGACGCCATCTCCGTTAGCCAGGCACAGGGTCACAAATGGCCCGTCGTCTCGATCCCGACCGGGGTCAAGGGCGCGAAGAAGGTGCTCAGGAAGAACCTCGAATGGCTCAACCAGTTCGAAGAAGTCGTCCTCATGTTCGACATGGACGAGCCCGGGCAGGAAGCCGTCAAGGAATGCTACGACCTGTTCGTCCCGGGCCGCTGCAAGGTGGCCATGCTCCCCGAGGGCTTCAAGGACGCGAACGACATGCTCAAGGCCGGGAAGGTCAAGGAGATTGTCGACGCCATCTGGCAAGCCAAGGTGGTCCGGCCTGACGGTATCGTCAACGGGGCCGACATGTTCGACCTCGTCAACACCGAAGACGACCTGATCGCCCAGAGCCTACCCTTCGTCGGTCTCCAGACAATGATGCGGGGTGTCCGCCTCGGCGAGCTGATCACCCTCACCGCAGGTTCCGGCATCGGCAAATCCGCGGTGGTCCGAGAGATCGCCTACCACCTCCTGTCCATGGGCGAAACCGTGGGCATGATGATGCTGGAGGAGAACACGAAGCGCACGGCCCTCGGACTGATGGGCCTCGCCGCGAACAAGCCGCTCCACATCGATCGCTCCGCTGTGACCGAGGAGGAGTTCAAGTCCGCCTTCGACAATACGCTCGGTACCGGACGACTGTTCCTCTACGACCACTTCGGTTCGACCGAGATCGAGAACCTGCTGAACAAGGTCCGCTACCTCGCCAAGGGGTGCGGGTGCCGGTTCATCGTGATCGACCACCTCTCGATTGTCATCTCCGGTCAGGAGGACGGCGACGAGCGGCGCATGATCGACAACGCCATGACAGCGCTCAAGGCTCTGGCCATGGAGTGCAACGTCTGCATCTTCCTGATCTCGCACCTGAAACGCCCGAGTGGCGACAAGGGGCACGAGCAGGGGGCCGAGACCGCCCTGGCTCAGCTGCGCGGCTCTCACGCTATCGCCCAGCTCTCCGACTTCGTGATCGGACTGGAGCGCAATCAGCAGAACGTCAACACGATCACGCACAACGGCAAGACGTACACGATCAACAACGTGACCACCCTGCGCATCCTGAAGAACCGGTTCACCGGGGAGACGGGACCGGCTGGCTGGCTGCTCTACGACAAATCGACAGGCCGTCTCTACGAGCTGATGGAAGACCCGACCGAGAAGAAGGACGGGCCGACCGGAGGTTCTGACTTCGACAACGACGATGATGACGGCGACGTTCCGTTCTGATGCAAGACCACACGAATGAGGCACTGCCCTCGAACCTCAAGGTCTCTCGCAAGGGAGGCCAGCTGATCCTCACCACACGCACGGCCACGATCTACATCGACGCTTCCCGCTGGAAGGAGGTGGTCGCGGCCATCACGGAGGTTTCTCAATAAGCCAAACCGATAGCTCGTTCGAGTGGAAGATGCCCGATGGCACTCCACTCAGCGAGCATCAGCCCCAAACGCTCGTCTTCGACATCGAGACGGACGGACTAATCCCCCAGATGACCATGGTTCATTCCTTGGTCGTCAAGGATGCGAATACCGGCCAAGTCTGGAGCTGCTCCGACAACTTCTGGCTCGACCCGGAAACCAACGACGAACATGCCTACGTCTCCGTCGTGAGCGGTCTCAGGCTGCTGATGGAAGCTGACGTGATCGTCGGCCACAACGTCATCGACTTCGACATCCCCGCCATCCAGAAGATTTACCCGTGGTTCAAGCCTCGGGGCATCGTGCGTGACACGATTGTCATGTCCCGGCTCATGTACGCCGACATGCGGGACGCCGACTTCCGGCAGCTGGACAAGCGGAAACGCGAGGGCAAGCTCTGGATCACGCCGAACCTCTTCGGTCGTCACTCGCTGGAGAGCTGGGGCCAGCGCCTCGGTATCTGGAAGGGCGACTACGGCGACATCCGCAAAAAGGAAGGCGTCAAGCTCGGGCTCAAGGGCGAAGCGCTCACGGCCTACGTCTGGGGCGTCTGGTCCCGCGACATGCAGGACTACTGCGAGCAGGACGTCGAGGTCACCGCCAAGCTCTGGCACCGGCTGAACAGCAAGGGCTTCTCGGAAGAGAGCATCTCGCTCGAACACGCCGTTCGGGCCATCGTCTCCCGGCAGGAACGCTATGGCTTCGCCTTCGACGAGAAGAAGGCCGCAGGGCTCTACGCCAAGCTGGCCGGTGAGAAAGCCTCGCTGGAACAGCAACTCTCCAAGGAGTTCGCACCGTGGTTCCGGTTCGAGGAGGAAGTCGAGGTCACCTCGGCTCGATCTGTCAAGCGAACCGATCTGGACGTCACGGTGACCATCCGCAGGTTCTCCGAGAAGACCGGCAAGGAGCTGGCTCCGTATGTCGGCCCGGTGCGCGAGCACTACGAACTCGGCGCGGTCTACTCCAAGGTCAAGCTCAAGGCGTTCAACCCGGGCTCCCGCCAGGACATCGCCAACCGCCTGATGACGCTCTACGGGTGGAAGCCCAAGGAGTTCACCTCGGACGGCAACCCGAAGGTCGACGAAGAGGTTCTCAAGGGTCTCAAGTTCCCAGCGGCCAAGACCCTGTTCCGGTATCTGCTGATCCAGAAGCGGATTGGCCAGCTCGCCGAGGGCAAGGAAGCGTGGCTGAAACACGTCCGCAACGGGCGCATCCACGGGCAGGTCAACACGAACGGCGCTGTCACGGGTCGCATGAGCCACAACAAGCCCAACGTCGCCCAGACACCCAGCAGTAGAGCCCCGTTCGGACATGAGTGCCGCGAGTTGTTCTACGCCTCGGCTGGGAAGCTGTTGGTCGGCTGCGATGCCGATGCCTTGGAGCTTCGCGATCTCGCTGGCTACATGGCCGCTTACGACAACGGCGCGTACATCAAGACTGTCCTCGAAGGGAAGAAAGAGGACGGGACCGACATGCATACCCAGAACGCCAAGGCGCTCGGGTGTGACCGCGACACGGCGAAGACTTGGTTCTACGCCTTCATCTACGGTTCCGGCGACTTCAACCTTGGTGTCATCCTCGGTGTCACCGGGTCGAAACAGAAGGTCACTGCGGCTGGCCGTGCGGCTCGCCAACGGTTCCTCAAGGCCCTCCCGGCGCTCAGCAAGCTGATCGACGCGGTCAAGAAGAAGGCTCTCAAGCAGGGCTACCTCAAGGGCCTCGACGGTCGTCTCCTCTACGTCCGCTCCGAACACGCCGCTCTCAACACGCTCCTGCAGTCTGCGGGTGCAATCCAGATGAAACGCGCTCTCGTCATTCTTGACATCCACCTCCAAGAACTCGGGCTAACTACCGGTGTTCATTACGAGTTCGTCGCCAATGTCCACGACGAGTGGCAGATTGAGGTCGATGAAGACAAAGCAGACCTCGTCGGACGAACAGCAGCTAACGCTATTCGCCTCGCCGGGGAATACTACAACTTCCGCTGCCAGCTCGCCGGTAACTACGACACTGGCCGCAACTGGGCGGAAACACACTAAGACCTCGCAGAACAGCCCGGGCTACGTCTACGTTGCCGTTAATCCGGCTTGGCCCGGGTACTGCAAGGTGGGCCTCGCGCTCGATATCAACAACCGGCTCCGACAGATGAACACCAACTGTCCGCACCGGGATTATTCCTTTTTCACCGTCAGGGAGTTCCATGATCGCAGACAAGCTGAGGCAATTCTACACGGCATTCTCGCTGGTTACCGTGTTCCCGGTACCGAGTGGTTCGCCATACACCCAGAGGAAGCCGCTGGTTTGCTATGGGCCGTCTATCGCAGGAATGCTGGAGAGGGCGGATCGGAAGGCGATGCAGGAGAACCTGACCAACAAATACGGGATCACGCAGATTGAAACCGACGATTAATAAACTCCTGTGCCGCCTCGGGATGCACCGGTTCATCAAGATGCCGGTCAAGTGCATCACCCTCGCAAATTCTCGCAACATCATCGTCTGCCAGAGCGTCTGCTCGATCTGCGGCTATAAAGACGGCATCCGATAGCTCAGCCGTCATCCATTCCCAGCTCGTTCAGGATTTCGGAGACTGTCAACGACCTCACATTTTCCCAGTCAATACCGGGGATCGAAATAACCGCCCTCTTGAATAGTCGATAGAGGTCGTTCGCAACCTCCTTGTGAGCCTCTTTGACCACCTCCTCTATCGACCGTTTGTGCATGCCCTGGCTGGGGATGAAGATTTCCGGCTCGACCCTCACTATCAGGGCTCCGAAGCCGCAGACGCTGTTGATGTTAGCGAATTTCACGGTCCAATTTCCGTGCTCATTCTTCATGTCAACGATCTCAAACTTGTCGTCCATGTGGCGCATTCCTCTACGATGGCAATAAATGAGGGAAGCCTGAATCGCGTGGAAATGTCCACCGTGACGAGAAGCGCAACCCGCAATTCACACTTAGGAGAACTTTTGAGAACACTGCTGATCGACGGAGACATCTTCGTCGTATCGACCCTAGCCACCCACGAAGTCGAGACCGACTGGGGTGACGACCAATGGACGCTCCATTGCGACGTAAAGGCAGCGAAGGCTGCAATCCTCCAAGCCATCGAGAATATCAAGCGGGAGCTGGACGCCGACGACGCGATCATCTGCCTGTCCATGGGCGAAACGTTCCGCCACCGCCTGTCGCCCGACTACAAGGCTGGCCGGGGTAGGAAGCCGGTCGGAACCGGGGAAGTGAAACGCTGGCTCATCGAAGAGCACGGCGCGAAGCTGAAACCGGGGATCGAGGCCGATGACACCATGGGCATCCTTGCGACCCATCCGAAGCTCATCAAGGGCGAGAAGATCATCGTAAGCCAGGACAAGGACATGCTTACCATCCCAGGTAAGCTCTACCGGGGCGGGGCGGTCATCGACGTGTCGCCGGGCGAGGCTCGCTACAATTGGATGATGCAGACGCTCACCGGGGACGTGACCGATGGTTACCCGGGGCTCAAGGGCATGGGCCCGGTCAAGGCCGCGAAGGTTCTAGACAAGGTCGGACCCGGCGAGGACCCGTGGCCAGCCGTGGTCGCAGCCTACGAGAAAGCCGGGATGACCGAGGAGGACGCGCTGCTCCAAGCCCGCCTCGCTCGCATCCTTCACTGGACTGACTACGACTTCAAGAAGAAGGCAGCCATCCTGTGGCAGCCGTGAAGTCTGACGGTGGCTCGACCTCCTACTACAACATCCCTGAGTACGCGACTGACTTGCAGGACCTGATCGAGTTCAAGCGGATGGAGTTCGGGATAGGGAACATATTCAAGGCCTGTTATCGGCTTGGTGAAAAGGATGGCACGAGCAAACGCTACGACTTGAAGAAGATCATATTCTTCGCCCAGCGCGAGCTGGCAAGGCTTGATCGAGAGGAACGTATTCCAACTTAGAAATAGCAAATTGGCAGAAAAAGGCAGATGATCCTTACACGGTTCCACGTCTGAGGATCATCGTGAATTCTACCGCCAAAGGGAACAAGCTCGAAGATGCGTTCTATGAATACCTCCTCGACCAACAACGTCGGGGCGAGTTCCTCTATGACGCGCATCATCCAGATCGATGCCGCATCCACAGGAAGAAAGCATACTATTGCAGGGATCGCGGTGGTGAGGTGGAATTCGACGTGGTGATAGAAATATACCGGCAAGGGAGCGACTCGCCCCATTCGGTCGTTATCTTCGAGTGCAAGAACTATGGAAGTGCTGTTCCTGAAGATAAGGTCAGAGTCTTCTCGCACCAGCTAAGGACACTACCATATTCTGCGAAAGGCGTGATTGTAGTATCATCCCGGCTACAATCGGGGGGCGTTAGTGTTGCCAGAGCCAATAACATCGGAATTGCGAAGTACGACGAACACGGGCTGGAGGTTGTAGCTGACCGTAAGGGAAGCTTCTTAGAAAAAGGCTATGTACAGTCTCAAATCTTCCAAGGTGAGGATACGGTTAAGTCTCTAAAGTTCTCGGCCTTCTATGACGGACATTTCTTTGGGGCAATTAGAGCCCTTCTGATCAGCCTCGATCCAGAAATTTCTAGCGAGAACGGCGAAACAACCAGCGGCGGATCCACGTCCGTTCCATATCTCCGTGCAGACTATATCAAGGCCACTGCTCAAAAGATTTTGGAGAGGATCAACTACAAAATTGGTCCTGTCGATCTTCAGAGAATATGCTCACTGCTATCAATAGATTTGCAGTTCACAAAGCAAGTGGTACTGGACGCGGACCGCACGCCGATATTGGGCACCGCATATCTCGAACGAAACCTAATCCAAATCAACACTCACGCCAACCCTCTTCGAGAGCGGTTTACCATCGCCCACGAGATCGGACATTTCCGCTTAAAGCATAAAAGGTATCTGAGGTCAGACAACATCATTGAGACTGATCTATTGACGGGTAGCGAGCCGGGATTCGGCTTCAACTACGAGCGCCTTGAACACCAAGCCAATTTGTTCGCATCCTATTTGATTCTGCCTGACGAAGCGTTCAGAGTTGCGACCGATGTGGCTCGGGGAAGGCTCAACATCAAGAACCGAGGGCACGGCCACATATTTGTCGATGACCAGCCTTGGAACCGCGCAGATTACCTGGAATTGCTCGAAAACCTTTCGGAGCACTTCAAAGCCTCACATCAGGTCATTGAGATAAAACTCAAGACAATGGGGCTATTAAACGATCAGAGGACGCGGGGTGAATCTTTTCATGTAGGACAGTCACTCGGTGAGCTCTTGTCCCTCAAATAGGGGTCACAACGTGTTGTGATCTAGCTCCCGTCAGAGACGTTCGCACTATTGGAGGGCCCCCAGCTAATGGGGGCAACAGTAGCATGTCTCAGGATGCCTTAGACAAACCTCATGTTTCCAAACAGCTGGTCGAACACTTGGAAGCGGTCTACTCAGGCCGTCTCTCCGAGAACCTGCTGACCCTTTCAGACCGCGAGCTTGGCTCCAAGGTGGGCCAACGCATGGTCGTTGACTACCTCCGGGGCCTCCTCGAACAGCAAGAAGAGGAGAACGTTCTACTTGTGCCCACCTAAGAGGCCCAAAATTCAGAAGGCCGATCCCGTGATCGCGCCCCCGCCGCCAGCCGCCGACGTCCAGAAGGCACCGGTTCTGAACGAGGCCACAATCCCGGCTGCATCTGACGGTGCAACCTCCAACATCAACCGCAGGGGTCGCTCGTCCCTCGTGATCCCCCTGACCAACACCCGGCAATCCGGGGTTAATATCCCCCGATAAACATTGGCTGAAATCGAGAAAGTCTCAGCCAAGGCTCTCTACGACAGGCTTGTCACCGACCGCGACCCGTATCTCAAGAGGGCGCAAGAGGCGGCAGGACTGACGGTTCCGCACCTGATGCCACCCGATGGCATCTCTGCGTCGACCGCGTTGGAAGAGCCCTCGCAAAGTCTGGGTGCCCGGGGTGTGCGCCATCTGGCATCGAAGATCCAGCTCGCGCTATTCCCCATCAACACTCCCCCATTCAAATACGAGATCGATGACATTGGCGTTCGGCATTTGACCGAGGGCCAGGGCAAGAACGGGGAAATCAACAAGGCGCTGGCCGAGCGCGAACGAGCTGTCGTCACCGAAATGTATGGCTCCGTGTTCCGCCCTGTGTCGTTCGAGGCGTGTCGTCAGCTGATCGTCGCTGGCAATTACCTCCTGTATATCCCGAAGGAGGGACGCCCGAGAGGCTTCCGGCTGAACCAGTACGTCTGCGACCGCGACGGCGCTGGCAATGTTCTCGACACCGTTGTGAAGGAGAGCATGTCCCGGGAGGCTCTGCCACAGGAAATCGCTGCCAAGCTCGGCCAGACCGAACAGAAGGACACCGACCGCGAGGCGAACATCGACCTCTACACCCACATCCGCCGCGTCGGTGACAAATTCGTCGTGACGCAGCAGATCGATGACGTGGATGTCGCTGACGGTGGCGAATACCCGGTCGACGACTGCCCGTGGCTCCCGCTGCGCCTGACGTACATCGAAGGTGAGAACTACGGTCGTGGCTTCGTCGACGAATACATGGGCGATCTCACGGCGCTGAACGCGCTCACCGAAGCTCTCCGCGATGGTACCGCCCAGTCCGCCAAGGTCGTCTGGCTCGTCGCCCCGAACTCCGTCGCCAAGGCCCAGCAGCTCGCCAAGGCCAAGAACGGTGGGTTCGTCACGGGTGAAGCCAACTCGGTCACCCCGCTGCAGGTCAACAAGCAAGCAGACTTCGCGGTCGCCGAGCGTTTCATCGCTCAGCTGATCGAGCGCCTTTCCTACGCCTTCATGCTCAACAGCGCCGTCCAGCGCAGCGGTGAGCGTGTGACCGCCGAAGAGATTCGGTACATGGCCAACGAACTGGACCAAGGCATGGGCGGCATCTACTCGCTGCTCTCCGAGGAGTTCCAGCTCCCGGTCGTCCGCCTCTACGAGAAGCGCATGGAGCATAACCGCAAGGTTCCTCCGCTTCCCAAGGGTGTCACCAGCGTGAAGGTTATCGCCGGTCTCGACGCTCTGGGCCGAGGCAACGATCTCCAGAACCTCGACGCTTTCATCGCCGGTCTCGGCCAGCTGTTCGGACCTCAGGAAGTCGCTCGCCGGATCAACGCTGGTGAGTACATGACCCGCCGTGGTGCCGCTCTGGGCATCGACACGAACGGCCTCGTCCGCACCGACGAAGAACTGTCTCAAGGCGATCAGACGGCTCAGATGCAGCAGATGATCGAGAAGCTCGGTCCTCAGGCTATCGCTCAGATGGGCGGCATGGCCAGAGAGGGCATGAAGCAGGAAGCAGCAACAGAAGGAACCCCGAATGGCTGATGAAGCCCCAAAGGTCGAAACCACGACCAAGGCCCGATCCAAGGCCAAACCCGCAGCGGCACCCGCCGTTGAAACCAGCAAGCCTGTAATCGTCAGAGAGGACTATTGATGCAAATCGCAGCAGCCGCAGCAGTGACGCCCGAAGCCACCACCCCGGAAGCATCTCAGGTTGATCCTGCTGCTGCCGCTCTTGCCGACGCCGCAGCCGCCGCCCCAGCTTCCACCGAGGAAGCACTCAGGGCCAAGTCTGAGGAGGTAGCAAAGGCGGACGCTCCGGCTCGACCGGAGTGGCTCCCCGAGGAGTTCGAGAGCCCGGAAGACTTCGCCAAGGCATTCGCCGAGCTGAAGGCTGGCAAGGCCCCCGAGGCTGAAACCCCGGCTGAACCCGAGGCCAACACCGAGGAGAAGACCGAAGAGAAGCCCACGCCGGTCGTGGACGTCAACGCGGTCAGCGCCGAGTTCGCCGAGAAGGGCGAGCTGTCCGAAGAGACCTACGCCGATCTCGCTGCCAAGGGCTTCGACAAGGCGTTCGTCGATAGCTTCATCGAAGGTCAGAAGGCTCGCGCCGACGCCGTCGAACGTCGCCTCACGGACGCAGCCGGTGGCAAGGACCATCTGGACCGCATGTTCGCTTGGGCATCCACGTCGATGACCGAGGCCGAGATCGTCGCCTACAACAAGTCGTTCGAGAACGCCGACGTGACGGCTGCTGAGCTGGCCATCAAGGAACTCCGCAGCAAGTACGAAGCGGCCAACGGTCGTGACGGCAGTCTCCTCAACGGTAAGGCACCGAGCCCTGCCGCAGACACCTTCGGTTCCTGGGCCGAAGTTACTCAGGCGATGAGCGATCCTCGCTACGAGAAAGACCCGGCGTACCGCGCCAAGGTCGAATCCAAGATCGCCCGATCTTCCATCTAACGAAAGGAAACCTTGGCCTACGTTCTGGGCCGTGGAAGCCTTGCCAAGCTCACAGGCGTTCACCCTGACCTCGTCAAGGTCGTCAAGCGAGCAATCGAAATCACCCCCGTCGACTTTCAGGTTCTGGAAGGCGTCCGGTCACTGGCTCGACAAAAGCAGCTGGTGGCTCAGGGCGCATCGACTACTCTTCGCTCTCGTCACCTCACCGGTCATGCAGTGGACATTGCTCCGCTGATCGATCGGAAGGTGTCGTGGCACTGGCCGCACTACTACCCCCTCGCAGAAGCCATCAAGAAGGCAGCGAAGGAAGTCGGCGTGGCCATCGAGTGGGGCGGCGATTGGAAGTCCTTCAAGGACGGCCCGCATTGGCAGCTTCCACATGCCAAGTATCCCGCATGAAACCATCCAAGCGTAAGACCTCCAAGGTCTGGCTTGCGCTCAATACCCTCGTATCCTTCGGGGCTCTGTTCTTCGCTCTATTCAAGGGCATGGACGGGGCCGCGATGGCGTTGTCCGCTCTACCTCCGTTCTTCTACGGTATCTACACCGGGGTCGGACACATGGACCTGCGACGGGTTCTCTCTTCCTCCATTCCAACACAAGGACCCGAGTGCCCCCCTTCGTTCTCAAATGGGTAGCCCCGATCCTGATCGTCCTGGCTGTCGTCGGCGTGATCTACGGCAAGGGCCGTCTCGATGCCAAACACGCAGCCGAGGTCGCCAACCTGAAGCGCGATCTCGCGACCGCCACCCACGTCATCGAGCTGGAGCGCGAAGCTCGTGAAGCCGATGCCGCACTGGCGTCCGCACAGGCCGTCAGGCTCAGGGAACTATCCGCCAAATCCGATGCAATACAGGAGTATGCCGATGCGCTTGAAGATGCTCGTCGCGAGTGCCTTAGTGGCGCTGACAGCGACCGGCTGCGCGACCTCTGGAAGTAGCCTCAGGCCAGTTCCGGTCCTCCCGGCAGACCTCCGCGTCTGTTTCGACAGTACGGTCCCAGCGCCCAAACCCGGGCCGATGACCAAGTCCGACGTCTTCCGGCTGATCGCCAAGTTGAAGCTGTCGGAAACGGAGAAAGTCGAGTGTGGGAAGCGTCTCATCGCCTTCCACGACAACATCTCCAAATAGGGGCAACAGTAGGATCATTCATTTGGTCCAGCATGTGTCCTTTCTCTGAACTACGAACCCCCGACGCTCAACTGGCCTGAAGCCGGTTAATCCTGAAGAGGCGCACCCCGGGGGTCTCTTTTCCTGCTCCGATGTTTCTGACTGATCCCGCCTCTTCTCAGAGGGCGATCCACAGGAACCAAGGAAGTCTCACAGTAGACACTTGGCGATCCCGCCGACTTTCCCTTGCGGGGGTTAGAAGCCGGATCATCTCCAGTCGTCCGCCTGTGCTGCTCCGAGGTCCTCTCACCTCAGAACAACGACAGGGAATTCTATGGCAGACGCAATTGTCTCCCGCCTTGGTCAGGCCAACGGCGCTGGCGACGTAAAGGCAAACTTCGTCAAGGTAGCAACCGGCGAAGTCATCACGGCGTTCGCTCGCACGACCGAGTTCGCCGACAAGCACATGACCCGCAACATCAAGGAAGGCAAGTCCGCTTCCTTCCCGGTAACGGGCCGCACGAACGGTGCTCGCTACCACACCCCGGGCACTGAAGTCCTCGGCACGGTGTTCAAGGGCAACGAGCGCGTAATCACCATCGACGATCTGCTCCTCACGGACGCATTCGTTGCAAACATCGACGAAGCCATGAACCACTTTGAGGTTCGCGGCGAAATCACCAAGCAGATGGGCGAAGAACTCGCTCAGGCTTACGACAAGAACGTTGCCCGGGTTGGCGTCCTCGCCGCTCGTTCCGCAGCTGTTGTCGACGGTCTGCCGGGTGGCTCGGCTCTCACGAACGCTGCGTTCCTCGCGGACAGCGACGTGCTGGCTGCTGCCTTCTTCGAAGCTGCTTCGGTTCTCGACGAGAAGTTCGTTCCGGCCTCGGAGCGCTACGGGTTCGTCAAGCCGGTCCAGTATTACGCTCTGGCCCAGAACACCAAGGTGATCAACAAGGACTGGGACGGTCGCGGTTCCTACGCCGAGGGTAAGGTCGTCAAGATCGCCGACATCCCGCTGGTCAAGACCGCCAACCTCCCGAACGGCACGAACGTCACGACTGGTCCTGCGGCCTATCAGGGCGACTTCACCAACACCGCCGCGCTGATCATGCACAAGGGTGCAGTCGGTACGGTCAAGCTTCTCGATCTCGCGATGGAGACGGAATACATGGTCTCGCGTCAGGGCACCCTCATGGTTGCCAAGTACGCTGTCGGCCACGGCAAGCTCCGTCCCGAATGCGCAATCGAGCTGAAGACCGCCTAATCGGCACTCACTTCCTTAACCGGGGTCCTTAACAGGGCTCCGGTTTTTTCGTTTCAACCAGCGGAGAAACATCCATGGCACTGGGGCTCGCCCCTCTGACAGAGCTTGATGCTGTCAACGAAATCCTCGGGACCATTGCGGAAAGCCCGGTCAACTCTCTCGACGAAGAGGTTGTCATCGACGGTTCTCTCGCGATGAAGATACTCAAAACCACCTCGGCGGAAGTCCAGACGCGGGGCTGGTGGTTCAACCGGCTGGAAGGCTTGGAGCTGACCCCCGATGTCCGCAAGGAAATCCAGCTCCCCCCGAACGTCCTCAAACTCGCGGCATCCGGCCAGACTGCCTCCAAGGTGGTCCAGCGCGGTCTGCTGCTCTACGACCTGACGAACAAGACCTCCCAGTTCGAAGCCCCGGTTACCGTGGATTTGATCCAAGGGCTCGAGTTCGAGGAGCTACCGTCGTCCGCCCGGGTCTACATCACGGTCCGGGCCGCTCGGAAATATCAGGATCGCTACTTCGGCGACGATTCCGCGCACTCGTATTCCAAGCAGGACGAGGTCGAAGCGCTGGTGTCGTTGAAGAACGAAGACCTGGAGTTCGATGATCCGAACATGCTGGAAGACAGCCAGTTCGTGACGGGACTACGGAAGCCGTAATCTTGGCTCGCATCTCTGGGTCTATCCCGAACTTCGCGAATGGTGTCAGCCAACAGGCCATGGCCCTTCGCCTCGCCACTCAGGGCGATCTGCAGGTCAACGCATATTCCACCATCATCGAAGGCAACAAGAAGCGGCCCCCGACCGAATACGTGGCGGCACTCGGCGACGTCCTCGACGGGCAACCGCTGTTCACCCACCTGATCCAGCGCGACGGGACCGAGCAGTATTGGGTCTTCATGACCAAGCTCGGCATCCGCGTGTTCGATCTGAAGGGCATCGAGAAGACGGTCAACGCCCCGAACGGCTATGGCTATCTCTCGCACAGCTCCAGTCTGAAAGTGGCGCCGTTCCGCGCCACGACGGTCGCCGACTACACCTTCATCGTCAACCAGACGAAGACCGTGGGCATGGCCTCGACGACCACCCCGGCGTTCAAGAGTGACGCGATCTTCAACATCCAAGCCGGGAACTACGGGCGCACCTACCAGATCAAGATCGACGGTGTGGTGAAGGCTCAGTACCGGACGCCGGATGGCGACAGCGCTGCCCAGTCTCCTGCGGTGGACTGCACGTTCATCGCCGAGCGTCTGCTCAACGGCAAGACCATCGCGCTAGAGAAGACGGTCAACGGCCAAGAGAACGGGAACTGGACGTGGAAGACTACGGACAAGAACCTCGTCGCCGAGGGCATCACCTCCGCGAACGGATGGACGACCAAGGTGATCGGCTCCACGATCTACGTCCAGAAGAACGACGGGACCACGTTCCGCGCCGAGCTGGACGACGGTTTCAACGGCAATGCGTCCAAGGTCATCCAGAACGAGACGCAGGACTTCCCCTCGCTTCCCCGGCAGTGCGTCCATAATACCGCCGTGCAGATCACCGGAGCGGCAGGGAACGAGTTCGACAACTACTACGTCCGGTTCGACGCCAAGAACGACGACCATCCGCATGGTGTCTGGAAAGAGGTCCCGCAGCCCGGGATCAAAACCTCGTTCGATACCAACTCCATGCCGCACGTTCTCGTCCGCGAGGCCGATGGCACGTTCACGTTCAAGCAAGCGACGTGGGACCTCCGCAAGGCTGGTGACGAGAAGACCTGTCCACAGCCCTCGTTCGTCGGGGCCAAGATCAACGATGTGTTCTTCTTCAAGAACCGCGTGGGCTTCCTGTCCAAGGAATCCGTGATCATGTCCCGGGCCGGGAGCTACTTCGACTTTTGGAGGGCGACCGCGACGGCGCTGCTCGACGACGATCCGATTGACGTAGCTGGGGTAGGGGCCGAGGTCTCGATCCTCCACTACGCCGAAGCTCAGTTCGACCGGCTGGTCATCTTCTCCGACAGGCGGCAGTTCATCCTCATGGGTAACGAGCTGCTCACCCCGAAGACGGTCTCGATCCGTCCGTCCACGGCCTTCCCGAGTGCACCCCAGGTCGCGCCCGTGTCGAGTGGTCAGTCGATCTTCTTCGCCATGGACCGGGGCCTGTTCACGATGATCCGCGAGTATTCGCTGGAGCCCGATACGGGCAACGCGGAGGCGGATGACACCACTTCGCACGTACCCCAGTATATCCCGGGTGGACCGACGCTCATGGCTGCGGCTCCTCAGGAGGACATGCTGGCCGTCTATTCCCCGAAGGATGCGGCGGCTCTCTACGTCTACAAATATTACTGGGCGCAGGACCAGAAGCTCCAGTCGAGCTGGTCGCGGTGGGAGTTCCCCGGCGTCACGGCGATCCTGAACTTCAAGTTCATCGATAGTAAGATGCTGCTGGTGGTGAGCCGGGGCGGTTCGGTGTTCTTCGAAACGATGGACATCCAGCCGGGAGCAGTCGACCCGGGCGGCGAGTTCGTGGTCAATCTCGACAGGCGCGTATTCGTGACCAGCAAGACTGGGCGCACCTACGATCCCTACGACAAGAAGACCGTGGTGCCTGTCCCGTTCGATCCGACCGGAGCCGATTACGTCTGTGTAACTGGGGCAACTGGAGGAAGCGCTTCGCCTCACGGCCTCAAGGTTCAGATCCTCGACAAGGGCGTCGACACCGTCACGCTCTCGGGCGATCTGAGGCAGGAGAACCTGTATTTCGGCATCAGCTACACCATGCGCTACCGGCTCTCGGACATCTTCATCCGTCAGCCGAGCCAGGGCGGTGGATCGCTGGCCGTCACGCAGGGCCGTCTGCAGCTGATCAAGCTGATCCTGCAGTATTCGAAGTCCACCTTCATTCAGGTCGAGGTCACGCCTCTGGGCCGCTCAACGCGAACCTACGTTCACAACGGTCGTCTCATGGGCGATCCCGAGAACAAGGCTGGCATTGCCACGCTCAAGGACGGAAACTTCGCCGTGCCGATCCTCGCCCAGAACAACCGGGTGCAGATCGAAATCGTCAACGACAGCTACCTGCCTTCCTCCGTCATCTCGGCGGAATGGGTCGGGGAGTACGTCCAGAGAAACCGGAGAATTTGACTGGTAACCATTCGCAGGGCCGAGGTGGCGGACGCCGTCTCCTTGGCTCCGCGCCTCAGGGAGGCAGATCGCCGCGAGTGCCTAGCGCACCACGGGATCGACCCGCAGTTCCTCCTCCCGTATTCCATCGCCGAGGGCGGTCCCGCGTGGGCCTTCATCGACGACGGGAAGTGCATCGGCCTCTTCGGTGTCGACCCTGTGGACCAGCATCCGTACTTCGGTCTGGTCTGGATGGTCACCTCGGATGACGTCTTCCGTCACAGGAAGCAAATCCTGCGCGATAGCCCGGTCTGGCTGAACAAGCTGCACGACCTCTATCCGCTCTTGGGCAATCACGTCGATGCCCGTAACCGGTCGCACATTCGCTGGCTCAAATGGCTTGGCTTCTCAATGCTGAGGGTCGTGCCCGAGTTCGGCGTCGAGCGACTACCTTTCATCGAGTTCGCAAAACTGAGGTCAAAACCATGTGCGTAGGAGCCGTGGGTTTGGCTGTCGCGCAGTTTGCCATGAGCGCCGCAAGTTCCGTCATGGGCTTTCAGGCTCAGAAGCAAGAGTACGAAACGCAGCAGCAAGTCTACGAGAACAACCGGATCGCGGCGAATAAGGCTGCGGTCAACACGATGGCCTCCACCCAGAACCGAATCCTGCAAGAACAGGCGGCGGCATCTGACGAGGCACAGAAGCTCAACATCGAGAGCGCCAAGGGTCGAGCCACAGCAGCCGTTGCTGCCGGTGAGGCTGGCGTTGCTGGTCTGTCGGTCGACGCTCTCATCGCCGATTACTACGGTCAGCAGGGCCGCTTCGAACGGACCCTCGACAATAACCTCCAGATGCAGACCAGCTATCCCCGTGGCGAGATGGATGCGGCAACCGCTCAGGCGGAAGGCCGGATCAATTCGGTCGATCAGGGAACACCTCCGTCATTCGCAGATGCGGCTCTCCGCGTCCTCGGTGGCGGTCTCGAAGCCTTCACAGGCTACAAGCGCAACACGCAACTAGGAACGTAACGCATGGCACAGGGCCGGGTTCAGGCACCGGAGCTGCAGGGCAACGTCGCTCTGCGTCCAGCTCCCATTCAATCAGACACATACGCCGCTCCGGCCCGACCGGCGACGGACAACAGACTGGCGTCCTTGGCTCAAGCCTTGGGCGCTTTCTCGAACAGCATCGGGGATTACGCCTCCACGGTGAAACCTTCGAAGGAAGACCGGCAGAAGGCCATCTGGGCAGCTGAGCGGAAGATGGAGGGCATGTCCCTTGAAGAGACGCGCAAGGCCGTAGACAGCGGTGCCCTCCCGGTATTCGCCGACAAGTGGGCCCAGCAGTCCGCCAATGCTATCGCCGGGGGCAAGGCCGGGTATCTCTTCGCCAACGAGCTGAAGGACCAGATGACCCGGGACTTCGACTGGGACAGCGGCGATCCCGACAAGCACATCACCGACGCGATCAACGGGTACATCGAGAACAGCCCGTACAAGGAAGACCCGAACTTCGGTTCCAACTTCATCAAGAACGCCTCGGCCCTCCGCGAGTGGTCGGTCAAGTTCAAGATGGACCGGAAGACCGAGCAGTTCGTCGAGACGCAGCAGCAGTCCGCCTTCGACTTCATCAGCACGTTCATTGACAGCCAGTCCGAGGCGGGTACCGATCCGAAGGAACTGACGAAGAACCTGTTCAACCAGCTCCCGGTTCTCGGCAAGGCTGGCACCCTCGGTGTCAACGAGGAAGCTCTGGAAGGCGAGGTCCTCAACGCCGCTAGGCGCATCGCCGGCAAGCACCCGGAAGTCGCCTTGGCTATCATCAATCACACCCGCAAGGGCCGCGATGGGATGGACCGATCGTTCGCCGGGGATCAGGACAAGCAGGACGTCGTTCTGCAGATCAGGGCAACGGCTGCGAAGGCTATCGGCGAACAGTTCGAGGCTTCCGAGAAGGAGCGCATCGCCGGGTACAACGTCGAGCTGTTCAAGGCTGGCAACGGCGACCAGATCGTCGACCGGGTGATCAAGACCCCGGATGGACGCGAGGTCACACTCACGGCGGAAGCCCAGCGCAAGGCCGTCGAGGCTGAGTACGACCGCCAGTCCAAGCTCATTGCCAAGCACCGGAAGGAAACCCCGGATGAGACCATGTTCCGCGAGCTGCGGGACTATCGTCGTCAGGGCGCGACCCACAAGGGGCTGGAGCAGACGCTGAGCGGGATGGCCGATATGGCCTCCGTCGACATGATCGGCGACCCGGAGAGCAAGGACCGGCTGATGAACAAGCTGAACGTCTACCGGAAGCTCCGTCAGGAGAGCAAGAACTCGATCATGGCCTACACGAAGGAGAAGGACCGGGATTTCGCCGAGGCATTCGTCGAAGCGACCGACTATCTCGACATGTCCGACGACGCAGCTCTGGAGTTCGCCATCAAGGTGACGCAGCCGCTCGACGCCGCTGGCCGGGAGCAGGTCTCCAAGTTCCAGCGCGAGATCGACAACGAGATCGGCAACCTGTCCACCAAGAAGGGCTGGTTCGGTATCGAGACGGACAGTGATCCGACGAACTTCTCGACGGTCAAGACCAAGGTGTCACAGCTGGCTCAGAAGATGGTCGCAGCCGGGGTCAAGCCGAAGGAAGCGATCACCATGGCGGCGAACGCGGTCAAGGCGAACACCCAGTCGCACAACGGTACGCTCCTCGATCTCAACGGTCTGGACGTGCCAGATCAATTCCCTGACGCCGTGGACGAAGCTCTGGTCCAGTTCATCGCAGCGAACCCGAAGGTCATCGAACGCTCTGGGCTCGATCCCGAGGACCTGACCATCGTGCCGCTCGGGGGCGATGTCTCCGGTGGCCGCTTCAAGATCGTGTCGAAGGACAACGTCGCGGTCCCGCTCTACAACGACCGGCAAGAGGTCGCAACCCTCACACTGGCCGGTATCCGCAAGGCATGGAACGAGCGGAAGGACGAGGACGATAGGGGCAACCTTAGGCAGGACGTGTTCGATCACTCCGCTTCGCAGAAGGGTCTCGTCTACGCTGTCGACAAGGACGGCTCCAAGTCGTGGATCGATCCGAAGACCAAGGAGAAGTACAGCTTCCAGTACACCGAGAAGGATCGCGCACCGATCTGGAAGAAGACCGGGAAGCGCTACAGCCGCGCCATTGTTACCCGCGACGACGGTGGCTTCGTGCTCAAGGGCTACGAGGGCGGCAAGTTCTGGGGTCGTCTCCGGGGCTCCGATCTCAAGAAGTACCGCGAAGACATGAAGCAGTGGGAGAATGACATCGACGCAGCCGCAGCAAAGCGGCGTGAGTGGTGGGGCAAGATACTTCCCAGCATCAAGGTCGGTGACACCGTCCTCAACGACTAAACCCAAGTTCGGCCTCGGATAATCTCCGGGGCCTTTTTTCATTCAGGAGAACTTATGAGCCAAGCCCTCGCAGCAGCCATCGTGGCAGAGGCAAAAGAACTGGGCGCGAGCCCTTACGACCTTGCCACGGTCATGTCCTACGAGACTGGTGGCACCTTTGACGTCTGGCAGAAAGGCCCGACGACCCAGCACGGTCAGCACCGTGGTCTGATCCAGATGGGAGAAACCCAGCGGAAGCAGTACGGCTACTACGAGGGAATGTCGGTCGAGGAAGCCGTGAAGGCGTCTGGCCGCTACCTCCGTGACCGTGGTTTCAAGCCCGGGATGGGTCTCCTCGACATGTACTCGACGATCAACGCCGGTCGGCCCGGGCTCTACAATCGGTCGGATGCCAACAACGGCGGCGCTCCCGGCACGGTCAAGGACAAGGTCGAGCAGCAGATGGAAGGCCATAAGGCGAAGGCCACGGCTCTCCTCGGTGGCATCGTCGGTGACGCTGACGAATGGCTGTCGCAGAACCAGATGAACCGTTCGGTGGAGCAGGGGGCTGATCTCGCGTCTCCCAGCCAGGACGACATCAAGGCGGCTCAGTACCAGTATGACCAGAGGGGCAACCCGCTCTCGGGCCCGAACATCCCCTACAACGTCACGAACCCGAACAACTACGCACCGGAGGATCGCGAGGAGCACTCGGTAGGCGAGCTGGCGAAGGCCGCTTGGAACTCCGAGAGCACGACGGCATGGCTGTTCGAATCGCCCCCGGAGACCGACAAGAACCCGAACTTCAGCCTGACCACCGACCGCGTGGAGGCCGATCTGAAGGAGCTGGGCGCTGACGCCAAGACCTACGGGCCGTGGCTCACACAGGCTCATTCCGAGGATCACTACGTCTCGACCAAGGAGGCAATCCTCAAGGACGTCCAGCAGCAGCGGATGCTCAACGAGGCTGGCTTCACCGGTACGGCGCTGCGCATGGGCGTGGCGATGCTCGATCCGGTCGAACTCGGGGCTGACGCTCTGGCCGCTACGGTGGCACCGCAGTTCGTCGGCGCTCGTCGGGCCGAGAGGATGTACCGGATACTGAACGCTGGTGTCGCTGGTGCAGCCGGTGGCGCTGCGGCTGGTGCCGTGGGCTGGGCCGTCAATCCGCATCAGGATGGCACGGACATGCTCTACAGCTCGGTCTTCGGTCTGGGCGTGGGCGGTGTCGTCGGAGCGCTCTCGCGCAACCCTTCGACGCTCACAGAGGCCGTCCGCTTCCAAGCCGTGGCCGATCAGGCCCGAAGGTATGCCGATGGCGAGATCGCGGAACTCCCGGGTATCAACATGGCTGGTTCGACCGGTGCAGCCCGGGCTCCCGAACAGACGAAGTTCCTGAACGACGAAGCTCTGGAGTTCGTGGGCGACGACGAGATCGCGAAGTCTGCCTTCCTCGGCGCTCGTGTCGACCTCTATGCCCAGATGGACAAGTCTCCGAACACCCTGACCCGGGTGGCCGCTGGGCTGGTCAACGACGGCGTCGGCAAGAAGAACGGCGCAGTCAACGGCATTGCCGCTTCCGAGGAGCAGGATCGCTTCTGGCGGACGTGGGCGACCGACTACATGAAGACCTACCGTCCAGCCCTCGACGAGTACCTTTCGCGGAACTCCAAGGGGTTCATGGATCGCGCCCGAGCTGAGCGGGATTTCAACAGCCAGGTCTACGACTACGTGGTGGATCGACGCCGCGGGCGCTCGGATCGCTACGACGCGGCTGTGGTGAAGATGGGGAACCATCAGGCGGCTCTCTACAAGGAGATCGGCGAGATGGCCCAGAACCCCTTCGTTCGCGAGGGGCTGGCCGGGGACAGCGTTGCTGGCTTCGAACGGTGGGCGGCGAACCCGCACTACATGATGCGCAAATGGGACAACGACAAGCTCGTCATGATCACCGAGGAGTACGCCAAGGGAACGGTCGAGCAGCTGATCGCTGGGGCCATTCGCAAGGCCAACGCAGACATGGAAGAGGAGCTGATCCGCAGTCTGTCCAAGGGCTTCACCCGGGCTATCACGAACCGTGCACACGGGCTCGACGATGCCGCTGTGAGGGCCATGGGCGAGGACGACATCGAGACCCTCATGGATGTCCTGACGCAAGACGGTGGGCTTTCTCGTGCCGATGCTGACGCTGTTCTGCACCGGTTCAAGAAGAAGGATGATGCCGGGAGTGATGCCCGGGCCAAGCACCGGCTGCTTCTGGCCGAGGACTTCGCGCTCGACGCTCCGCTCCGCAAGGACGGCACCATCGACGAGGAAGGTCTCAGCATCAAGGACCTGATCCATCGGGACGCCTCCACGAACTTCCTTGCCTACGCTCGGCACATGTCGGGCGCGATTGCGCTCTCCCGCTACCGCTTCAAGGACCCGTCGAACGGCGATCTGCTGATCAACGGCTTCAGGAGCGACAAGGACTTCGATCATTACAAGCAGCTCGTCCGTCGTCGTGGCGCTGAGCTGATCTCGGAAGGGAAGATGACGAAGGAGCAGGTCGACAAGGACATCGCCAACCTCGATATGGCCTACAGCTCAATCCGCGGTCGTCCGGTGTCGTCGGCTGAGAATACCGACTTCGGCTGGTGGTCTCGGGCAATTCGGAAGATGAACTTCACCCGGATCATGAACCAAGTCGGCTTTGCCCAGATTTCTGAAATTGGGGCAACAGTAGGCACACTGGGGTTCAAGGCGGCGGTGTCGCAGGTTCCTGCCGTGCGGCGCATGATGGGCCAGAACGGGGAGACGATCCTCAAGTCCGGTCTCGCGAACGACCTCGAAACGTGGCTCGGCGTGGGAACCGAACGGCTCCTGCACCGGAACAACTACCAGATCGACGAGATCACCGGGGTTGTCGAGCAGGGCGCTGGACGCTGGCGGGACAAGGTCGACCGGGCTCTGAACCGGATGAACAACGTCACCGCAGAAGCCTCCGGTATGCGTCAGGCCAACGTCATGTTGGAGCGCTGGACCGCAGCCTCGGTCGTCCAGAAGTTCGCCGATATGGCGGCTAAGGGCGGCAAGGGTCTGTCCAAGGCTCGACTGGCGGATCTCGGGCTGGAACCGGAGATGGCCGAGCGGATGATGAAGATGTTCGGCGAACCGGGCAACTTCGAATACGCCAAGGGCCTCGTCACGGGGAGCAAGGTGGTTCGGGCCCACTTCGACAACTGGACCGACAAGCCAGCGCGTGAGGCATTCCTCGGCGCAGTCGACCGGCTGACCAAGCAGATCATCCAACGGAACGACATCGGGAACCTCATCCCGTGGATGTCGCACCCTGCGGCGAAGATGCTCATGCAGTTCCGGTCGTTCATGGTCGGAGCCTACACCCGGCAGACCCTCAAATCGCTCCACTTCCGTGATGGCCCCGCTCTCGGAGCTGCTATCGGGACGATGGCGATGGCCGGGGCTGCTTACGTCGCTCAGACCAAGGTGCAATCCATTGGCCGAGACGACGACTGGGCCGAGGATCGACTGTCGTGGAAGAAGATCGGCACTGCCTCGTTCGCGAGGGCCGGTGTCTCGTCTATCGTTCCAATGCTGGTCGATACAGGGGCTTACACCCTCGGCAAGGACGCGGTGTTCTCACATACCCGCACGACCGGTCAGGTCAGCAACATGCTCTTCGGTAACCCGACAACTGGCGGTGTCGACGATCTCGTCCAAGCGGGTCGCGCCCTGGCTGGTCTCTTCCGTGCAGACGGATGGTCTCAAGAGGAAGCCCGAGCAATCCCGCGCATCCTACCGTTCGGCAACATGGTCCCTATCGTCATGGGCCTGAACGCGCTGATCCACGACATGCCCGAGTTCGCACCTCGGGAACGCAACTAATGTCAACTGAGGGGGCTTCGGCCCTCTCTTTCTTTTCAAGGAAAAATGGCAGCTGTAATTCACTCCTTCGTCGTCTATCAGGGCGACGGGGTCAAAAAGAAGTTCACCTTCAACTTCCCGTACCTGTCCCGCGATCACATCAAGGTTCTCGTCGATGGCGTTGAAACCGGCTCCTATTCTTGGACCGGGACGAACGAAATCACACTGACGACCATCCCGGCCAAGGGGAAGTTCGTTACGATCAAGCGGCAGACGCCGAACGCATCACTCCTGTCTCAGATCGAGGACGGCTCTACGCTCCGCTCCGAAGACCTGAACCGACAGGCTCAACAGGCGATGTACTCCGCGCAGGAGGCTGCTGACGAGGCAACGCTCGCCACCGCCAACACGCTGGCCGCTCCCGATACGGATGCCGGTCGTGTCCTCCTCAAATTCCCGACTATCGAAGATCGCGCCAACACGGTGCTCGGCTTCGACGAGAATGGTCAGTTCCGTCCGTTCACCTCGGCTGACATGCCGAAGGGTCCGGTGGGCGACAAGGGTCCGACCGGAGAACAGGGCCCGCTGGGTCCGATGGGTCCGACAGGTCCGCAGGGTCCTATTGGCCCGACTGGTCCGCGTGGTCCTGAAGGTCCGCAAGGTCCTCAGGGCATCGTAGGTCCTCAGGGCCCGCAGGGTATTCCCGGGATCATGGGGCCGCAGGGCTCTCAGGGCATCATGGGTCCGCAAGGTCCTCAGGGACCGGAAGGCCCGGTGGGCAAGACCTTCGATCCTGACGCATCCGGCCTGACCGCCGACCGATCCGCCTATGACGCCGAGCCGAAGAACTTCTCGTTCATCGATACGGAGCTGGGCATCGTCTACTGGAAGCTCTCCAACGACATCGGCGCTTGGTCGACCGGCGTTACCTTCGGGCGTGGTCCGCAGGGTCTCCAAGGCCCGCAGGGGCCGCAGGGCGTGGTTGGTCCAAAGGGCGACACTGGTCCTCAGGGTCCGCAGGGCATCCAAGGTCCTCAGGGTATCACCGGGGAAACCGGCCCGATCGGTCCGAAGGGTGAAACCGGAGGCACTGGTCCGCAGGGTCCTCAGGGTCCGACTGGTCCGCAAGGTCCGACCGGCCCGACTGGTCCGCAGGGCACTCAGGGTATGAACTGGCGTGGTGCCTATTCCTCGGCCACCGCTTACGCTGTCGATGACGTCGTCTCCTACGCTGGAGCGTCATACATCTGCATCGCCGCTGGTACGAACCGGACCCCGAGTGGACAACCGTCGTACTGGTCTGTGGTTTCAGCCAAGGGTGACACCGGTCCACAAGGCCCGCAGGGTCCGACCGGCGCTACTGGACCGCAGGGTCCGACTGGCGCAACCGGAGCGACTGGCGCGATGGGTCCGAGAGGTTATACCGGTGCGACCGGACCTCAGGGACCGGAGGGTCCTGCTGGCGGCTTCGACATCTACACCGGCAGCACTAACGGAACCACGTCCTTCCCTGTCGGCCACATCATCGCGGTAACCGGGGGAGACCCCACCCGCAATGCCTCGGATACCGTCTATCTGAGCGCCACCGACTCCGACTATTCCTTCAGCGGCTCGACCGCTCTGGCTGGAACTTGGAGGGGCCGTGGTCGTCCCGCCACCGGAAACTGTATCATGCAAAGGACCGCCTAATTGGCATCACTGACCGACCTTCTGGCTGTAGCGGAAACGCCGCAGCCTGACGTCTACATCGCAACCATCCTCGCTGACATCGAAGGGGATGGAACCATCGAAATGGTCCCCTACGGGTCCTACCCGCATGACAACTTCGGTATTGCCCCGCAGGTTCGCTCGGCTATCGCCGACTGGATCAACGACGGCAAACCCGTGTCCCCCTACGTCCCACCCACGGCTGAACAGCTTCGGGCAGCTATGACACCTCTCACCCGGCGTCAGCTTCTTCGTGTCCTGTTCGACATCGGCATTACCGAAGCTGACGTGGATGCTGCCCTGAGCGAAGACGCTGTCGGCACTATCGAGTGGAAGAACGCCAACTCCTTCGAACGTCTGCACCCCCTGATGGGCGGTGTGGCCGCTGTATTCAATCTCCCACCCGAACAGGTCGACAGCCTGTGGGGATACGCCCTGACCATCTAGGGGGGCAACCATAGAAAGAACAATGGAACACACCACGACGGCGGTGGCGGCTTCGGCTGTCACCACCCCGATTTGGTTGCCTTGGCTACAGACTGCTTCAGAGACCGCAGCAATGATCGCTCCGATCCTCGGTCTCGTCTGGCTCCTCATCCAGATATTCTCCAAGTCAATCGAAACCATCCAGCGAATGAGAGATCGCAAGAATGAAGACTGACAAGTCCAAGATGGACGGGCTCTTCGACAAGTTCGCGGAGCTGCTCGCCGAGACCCTCGATCAGGGCAAGGCTGTCATCGACAAAGAAACCGGGGAGATCACCCGAGTGACCCCCGACGCGGCGACCCTGAACGTCGTCCGTCAGTTCCTCAAGGACACCGGCACGGTGCTCCAGCCGGGAACATCCCACGAGGCAGTCGAGCGTCTCCGCAACCGTGAACTCCCGTTCGGCGGCGAAGAGTACGAAGACCCTCACGTCCACTGATTCCATAGCGGTCCCGTGGCGAGCTTAAGGCTTGCCCGGGGCCATCGATCGTTTTGCCTGTCCGCGCTCGTCCTGGGCCAGCGGTGGGCGAAGCTGTGCCCTCCCAACACGCAAGGTGAATGACCAAGCAAATCAACGGCCTGAAATCAGGCACGACCCTGAGCGGTGCTGATCCGCTTCTCGACTTCCGAAACTTTCTATACCTCGTCTGGCTCCACCTGAACCTGACCAAGCCTACCAAGGTTCAGTACGACATCGCCCATTACCTGCAGCACGGCCCGAAGCGCATGGTGATCGAGGCGTTCCGTGGCGTGGGCAAGAGCTGGGTCACCTCGGCATTCGTCTGCTGGCTTCTCTATTGCAACCCGCAGCTCAATATCCTCGTGATCTCCGCGTCGAAGCAGCGGTCGGACGACTTCTCGACCTTCACGATGCGCCTGATCTTCGAAATGGACATTCTCGCGCATCTGCGCCCGGGTCCAGACCAGCGTTGCTCCAAGGTCTCGTTCGACGTTGGACCGGCTCGCGCCTCTCACGCTCCTTCGGTCAAGTCGCTCGGCATCACCTCGCAGATCGCCGGTTCCCGCGCTGACGTCCTGATCGCCGACGACGTGGAAGTCCCGAACAACTCCGACACCCATCTCAAGCGTGAGAAGCTGTCCGAGCAGATCAAGGAGTTCGACGCCGTTCTCAAGCCCGGTGGCCGGATCATCTATCTCGGTACGCCCCAGTCCGAACAGTCGATCTACAACCTGCTGCCCGACCGTGGTTATCAGGTCCGCATCTGGACGGCCCGGTACCCCGACCCCGAGCGTCAGGCCAAGTACGGCGCACGGCTGGCACCGATGCTCGTCAGGGAGCTGGACCGCGATCCCGATATAGTCGGACGTCCGACCGATCCCGAGCGCTTCACCACAGAAGACCTCGACGAACGCGAGCTGTCCTATGGCCGCTCAGGCTTCTCGCTGCAGTTCATGCTCGATACCAGCCTCTCCGACGAGGACAAGTACCCGCTCAAGCTCTCCGACCTGATCGTCATGGGGCTGAACCCGGGGAAGGGACCTGCGGAGGTCGTCTGGTCTTCAGCCCCCGATCTGACCTACGAGCAGCTGCCGATGGTTGGCCTCCCGGGTGATCGCTACTACCGCCCGATGTTCATCTCCAAGGACTGGGTGGACTGGGAAGGCTCCGTCATGTTCGTCGACCCCTCCGGTCGCGGTAAGGACGAAACCTCGTGGTCTGTCGTCAAGATGCTGCACGGCATCCTATTCGCCACGAAGATCAACGCCAAGCGCGGCGACGGCTACTCCGACGAGACGCTCCTGACCATTCTCAGGGACGCCAAGGAGCAGAAGGTCAACCTGATCCTCGTCGAGCCGAACTTCGGCGACGGCATGTTCGCCCAGCTCCTCAGGGCCAAGTCTCAGGTGCACTACCCGGTCACCATCGAAGACGCGGCGTGGTCGAAGGTGCAGAAGGAGGCTCGGATCATCGACACCCTCGAACCGATCATGAACCAGCACCGGCTCGTCGTCTGCTCCTCTGTGGTCGAGTGGGACTATTCGTCCACTACGTCCTACGGGCAGGAAGACATGAAGAACATGCGTCTCTTCTACCAAATGACCCGGATCACACGGCAGCGTGGCGCTCTGGCTCACGACGACCGGCTGGACGCTCTGGCAGGAGCCGTGGCCTACTGGAACGAGTTCCTGGCTCGAAACACCGACAAGGCCGTGGCTGATCGGAAGCAGGAGCTGCTGGATGCCGAGCTGGCTTCGTTCATGGAGACCGTCCTCNGGTCGGTCTGACGACCTCCCTCGGTGGTTCTAAGACACCTGATTGAATAGGGGCAACAGTAGGTACGCTGGGGGTTGAACTCTAGTGTAACTAAGGTATCCCCACCTGAGAGACATCCTCCAAGGGGTAGACCTCGGTGGACACCAGAGGCCCCACCTGAGGGACTTTCGTCAACACCCGAGTGTGACAGCAGCGAGCTGTTGGCCAGACCAGTAGTTCACACTCGGGTAAGGGGGTGGGAGTAGATAATCCTACCCCACCTACCAAGGAGAAATCGATGTACGAACCCGAGATCGACTGGAGCCAAGCACCGAGGGAAGCACTCTGGTGGGCGATAGACGGCGACGGACACGCGCACTGGTTCACAGCCCCGAAGCCATTCACGAGCTTCTGGTTCACCGACGTGGCCGAGGCTCCGATCTTCGGTTTCCGAGGCGATTGGAAGAAGAGCCTCCGACCACGCCCTCAAGAACAAAAATAGGCAAACTCCAGTGCACCGAGGATCACCTTGGCTCCAACCTGGTGTCGGTTCTCGGGGCCTCTCCTTCAACCAGCGACAGGTCTGCTCGACGACCTCCAATCGAACCCGGGAGGTAGGTCTGAGTGTCCGCTCTCGAGCCCTCGCAGGGCGTACGACGACGCGCAACACATAGGTCAGCAGCTCGGTTAAATCCCGAGTTCTGACCGAGGGCCGGAATGTTTGGTAGAAATTTCTGATCCTATCTAATGCATGACGAGGAATATGGATACGCCTCCCGAAGGGCCGTCAACGCGAGGAATGAACTTTCGTCATGCAGTCTCTCTGGATGTGCCTGAAGGTACTTGACGACGATTCTCGCGTATTGAGTTGTCCTCACCGCTGGGGGCACACACAGGCCGAGCGCCGGTTCGTCCTGGCCCGACCATTGAAGCCGTGCCAGTTGCTGGAGCGTTGTCATGGAGCCAAAGCAGAATCCAGAAGCGAGCGTGTCAGGCGCGTTTAACTTGCCAACTTCTGCCACGGTTGTTGCCTGGAGCATTTCGTTGCAGGAGTTCAACAGGAAGGACCCGTCCGCCGCGTGAGACGCCTGAGTTAGAGCTAGCGCGAAAAAAAGGGTGTTCGCAGCGACATACCGCATGTTCATCCCCGGTGCGGTTGACATGTTTGCAGCATAGGTCCGTCCCAGAATGTTTGGTAGAAATTTCTGAGCCACCCAATCAGATTAGCCGATGGGCGCATTACCCCCCGTGCCCCCTCGGTTTCGCTGAGGTTTGGGCCATGGTGCGCCCTATCGGACGGCTTTTGTCACGCTGATTTGTCGCAGCGAAGGGGAAAGCCCAATGAAATCAATTAGGGCAGACTAGATGTTAGATCCGTTACGCGTGGATTGGCTAAGGTTTGGCGCGGGTGGCACCAAGGCAGGAACCAAGGCATTGCCAAATGTTCCGGCACGTCTCAGCCCATCGGTGTCTTTTGTTCACTCCGGTTGAACGATAGCCCGACCCATGTTCACCATGAACAACCATAGCGTTCCCGCTCACTCCGGTTGAGTGATGGTTGCAACGCTCGTGCAACGCTAGTGCAACGCTGGTCCATTAGCGGGCTCTAACTGACAGAATGTCAAGATTTGACCCAGCGGCGCATTACCGGCGGCGAAGCGGTCGACCGAACCATGGTCCGAACTAGAGCAGGGAACCGGGTTCGATACGTGTGCTCTATGCCGCGCGTATAGCATGGCGCGTTCCTGATACCGTCCAGAGGCGATTTCTCCCGCAAATCAACGGCTTAAACCCCGGCTTACCTCTCGTAACCCATTGATCGGACTCGATATTTCCTGCGATTTAGACCGTTACACTAGGGCATATTTCTACATTTGCGTAACGATTATGCCATAGTAGCATCCAAGAAATATCAATTTGAAATCAATAGGTTGAAAGAAAGTTGCCCTTCCATCAATTTTTTCCGTTGCAACAGTGTAACGAATTGCCGATAACTAAATCACACCAAACGAACGGCCTAGCCGAACGGGGGGTGGGGCCGGAAGGCTCGATGCAGCGGCTGCCGAACACGGTGGGGCCGCTGAGTTCTTTGACAAGCTACGATCCGCTCTGGTCGGCCACCACGGTCAACCCCAGCGGACACAGGATGAACGGCAATCGTTCGCTTAGCAAGGCGGCGCATCGACCGAACGATCTAACCGCATCCGCTCAAAAGGATGGTCACCGCTGCCAAGGCCAGTGGTTTCTTCCGAGCAGGACAGCCAAGGGTCGCGGTGCGCTTTAGAGGCTGGCCAGCGATTGCGGGACAAGCAAACCGTGTCCTGAACAACGGAAGCAACCGAACTACCGCTAAGGCGCTGTCCTTAGTTGGGGGCCAGGGTGAAACCTACGCTTCCAGCCAATGACAGCCGATGCACCGCTACAGGTGTGTCCTGTCCTCTTCACTACCGTAACAATTCCACTAAGGGAGGGTAAGACCCATGCCGGGCACCCGAGTCTTCAAGTCTGCCACCATTATCGCCGGTCTGAACGCTAAGACGGTCAAGGGCGACAAGGCGTCCGAATACGCAACCGCGATCATGTATCTCGCACCGGCCAAGATGGCTGGCGGCGCTAACCTTTGCGCCATGGCCAGAGAGGCGGGATGTGATCCGACCCACGACAACGGCGGGTGCCTCGTCAACTCCGGTCAGGCGCAAGTCTTCTCGTCGATCAACCGAGCGCGTATCGCCAAGACACAACGTTACCTCGCCGACCGTGCCGCCTTCATGGCCGAGCTAGTCCGCGATATTGAGCGCTTCATGAAATGGTGTGACAAGCACGGCGTGAAGCCAGCGGTTCGCCTGAACGGCACCAGCGACATTCAATGGGAAGTGGCGCATCCGTGCATCCGCTTTGGGGGTTACTACGAAAGCCTCTTCCTCGCCTTCCCGACGGTGCAATTCTACGATTACACCAAGGTCTACAAGCGGGTGTATCGCCAGCTTCCCAGCAACTACCAGCTGGTACTGAGCTACAGCGGCGCAAACCAGCGCTATGCCGACGCGGTCACCAAGGCCGCACAAGACACCGGCTCTAACATGGCTGTCGTCTACCGCACCAAGGAACTCCGCGACTATTTCGTCGACAAGCTGGTGCAGTACGGCGAGACCTGCCGCGACGTGATCGACGGCGACCAGACCGACCTGCGTTTCCTCGATCCGCAACGGGTAATCGTCGGCCTCTATGCCAAGGGGAGGGCCGCTAAGGCCGACACCTCTGGCTTCGTCGTGAGATAACCGATACACTGACGTAACCGTTCCACCGTCGGCACGACCTCCGGCACGTCCAGCAGGGTCGTGTCGCCGGGGGTGAGGAGAAATCCATGATGGATACGAAGCTCAAAGCAGTTGCCCGAACCATGCTCGATGCCTTCGGCGGTGACTTTCCCGACTGGATACGAACCGAGGCCGATCCGCTGCAGGACGCCATCAACGCCCAGCCGAGCAAGCCCTACCACGTCCTCGTGTTGGTCAATGGATCGCCGGGGTGCAAGTGGGCTGTTGAGTTCGGCGACTGCGACGAAACAACGGTCAAACAAGAGTTCGCCGACATGCGCGACCGAGGCTGGAAGCGCCGGGAACTCAAAATCATCACCACGGGCGACACACAGGCCGAGATCGATGCGGCGGTCGCTGAGCTGAACAAGGACCTGTGACCGTGTCCACCTACGTCATCACCAAGGTGCCATCGACCGGCAAATGGCACGTCTCCCATCAGCAATCCGGCTGGATCGCTCCGGTCGGCGGACCCTACGCCAAACGCAAGGAAGCAATCACGGTGGCACGGCTTCTCGCCGGTCGCCAAGGGAAAGGTCGTGATCCAATGACTGACCGCGAAAGCTACAGCCACCTCCACGTTGAAGCCGCGCTCTGCCTTTGGGAGGCCATGTGTGAAGCCAATCAACGAGGCTGGGAGCGCGATCCCGAGAACGAGCGGCGGAAGAAGCGGCTCAAGCCTCTGACCGGCAACGCCGCAGCCTTCTATGAGACATGGCGCAACGTCGGCGCGGTCGCAATGCGGCACATGGCGATCTACCTAGCGGACGACATGCTCAAGACATGGGACAGCATGACCGAGGCCGAGCAGGAGGAACTGTTCCCGTACGATTGGGAGTTCGCACCGGCCTTCCTAGCAATCATTCAATGGGACCGCTGGGGCACTCCGGTCCTTCCGAACACACCCCGCGAGATGGCCAAGGCTGTCCTCGCCTTTCAGAGGAAGGCCATGTGACCGGGCAACCCTTCATCGACGCGCTGACCTGCATGGGGCTCGGCCTCCTGTTCACCTCGGCCTTTTGCGCATGGCTTCACGTCAAGGCGGTGTCGCAATGAGGCCCGTCCGACGCTTCGCGATTGGGTACCGACCACCGCTCACACCTTGGGAGGATCAGCAGTATCGCGGGGGCGTCTGGCACACGGTCGGCTCGGCCACGATCTGCGGACTCTTCCTGCTCGTGTTCCTCTGTCTCCTCTAGTCGGGGAGGAGCCCTTTTCACGGGTTTCACCCGCACCTTCAGCTTGGTCGCTTCGGCGGTTTCGACACACCTTCGAACACCGTCGCGCTGGTCCTGATTGGTAGCTGGGGTCGCGGAAAGCGGACCCGGGGCACCCCGTCATCATCGATCCAGATCACTTCGCCACGGACGACCAACCTCGTCGCCGATGTCGACCTTCTTCTCTGACATCTCATCCTCATCAACCCTGACCACGGGAGCATAACGCATGATCTCGATATTCGAACAGTTCCTCTCCCGCAGTGGAGCGATTGCCTCCCTCAGGGATTACCGAAAGCGCTTCCCGGGCTCGACCTTCGGCACGAACCTTCGCGTCAACTTCAACCACATGGAGCAGTGCTGGCAGGTATCCGGCCACCGCTTCAACGTCGCCGCAGCCTAATCAACCCAACATCCTGACAGACGGAGAAACACACATGTCCACGAAATCCGCCATCGAAACCTTCCGCGCTCTCGCCATCGGTTCCAAGCTCTGGTTCCGTCAGAAAGACACCGAGCGCTACATGGGCGAGAAGCCCGTCGCTGCCATCAAGGTCAACCTCCACGACGTCCTGATCGTGGGCGCTCAGTTCGGCTGGGCTCTCCACCAGAGCGACATCTACAGCCCGGTGACCGAGGAGATGCTCTCGGGTGCCACCAAGGATGCTTCGGGCGACTATCTCGGCTGGGGCATCTTCGACAACGACCTGCAGGTCTGGACCACGGACCCGACCGTGAAGAGGGCCAGGGTGAAGAAGGTCCGCCCGAGCCTGATCGGCCAGCGCTTCACGATCATGTCGCTGCCCGAGGGTGCAGACCCGGCGATTAAGGTCGGCATGAGGGGCACGATGGTGCAGACCGGGATGGAAACGCCGCTGGTCGTCCTCGACGGCTACCACCGCACGACCTACATCCACGTCTCGCACCTCTGCATCCACAAGCGCCGTCCGAAGATCACGATGGATCGCCTCCCGCCGCAGACCAAGCAGGTCCTCGACCTCCTCAAGGCCAAGGGCTCGCTGACCGCGATTGAGGCCGGGGGTGTTCTTAGGGCCCGGTCGCTGGCCAAGCGCATCAGTGAGCTGAAAGAGGCGGGTGTCGCCATCATCGCCGAGAACAAGCTCGACCACACCGGCCAGCGCTACGCTCGCTACCACCTCAAGGCTGCAGCGTAACTACGCAGAGGACCCCCGAATCAAATTCTTAAGCAACTGTTAAGGGCAACCTATTGCCTATACATTTGCTGTGGATTATAGGAGGTCCTCGTTAACGCTCGCGAAATAGTTTCGCGCATGTAGCGTTTTTTATCCGGGTAAGAAAGAATGATCCATCCAATACTAGGGCAGCTGATGACCTCCCTGCCTGTGCGTCTAGACATGTTCATTTGCCGTTGTGTTTCGGAAACGATCAACTTCTTCGCGAGCGGTCTGAGCCGCTTCAACGCGGGGCAGGACGATTGCTTTACTATTTCGGTGGGTGGTAGGGAAGGCATGGAAATTCCAAACGGTTATGAGACGATCATCACGTATTATGAGAGGACCAATCCCGAAGCGTTCTCGCTCCTCTACGACCCGGAAGAGGACCTGAAAGAGGAAGAAAAATGGATCGCCAGTAGGGCTCGGGACCTCGGCCTTCCGGTTGTCACTCTCGGCAACTCCGAGGCGTACCCAGTGGACCTGATCAGGACACGCGTAGGGTAGTTGCAATTATCTCGCTAACGAAATAATCTCTCAACTGTATCGAATAAGAAGGGATTTTTCCACCATGATACCGAACGTCGCGAACAGCATGTCCGACAATAAGAACGTCCGCCGCCTCATCTCCATCGTCGAGGAGTTCCGAAAGCTCGACCCAGAGATGCAAGCCCAGACGATCTTACTCTTCCTCTTGGTGGTTGCCCGTCCAGGCATCACGATGAAGGAGCTGGCTCAGAGCACCGAGCTGTCTTCTGCATCCATCAGCCGCAACATCGCCGCACTGGGGGAGACCCATCGTGGCGGACAGCCGGGGCACAACCTGCTCCGCGCCTACGAAGACCCGCTGGATCGGCGGACCAAAAGAGTTGAGCTGACGGCCAAAGGTCGCGCCGTCTGCTCGTCTCTCATCACGGCTCTCACGGGGGCCGTAGCAGCAGCATAACCCCATCAATACCCTTGAAAGGAGAGGACGAATGGCAGTGAGACGACGCGGAGACGCGTGGCAAGCCGACTTCATGGTGAAGGGCACCAGATACCGCGAGACCTTCGACAACGAGGTCGACGCCAAGAAATGGGAGAGCGACGTCAAGGCGGCTCTCGAAACGGGGAGGCCGATCCCAGGCAAAAGCAACGGTCGATCCGACAGCGGTCACAAAATCGTCACCCTCGGGCAGCTGTTCGAGCACGTCAAGAAGACCCACTGGAAGCTCAAGCGCTCGGCTGAGACGCTGATCCAGAGCGGAAAGCAGTGCGTCGACATCCTCGGCAGCTCCTTCGAAGTGAAGGACTTCTCCCGCTACCAGTACGACGAGATCATCTCGCACCTGTCCGACGAGGAGCTGTCGAACGCCACGATCAACCGGAAGCTGGCCGCGATGTCCGTCATGGTCCGCGCCGCTGTCGAGATAGGAGCGCTTGGTCGTGCCCCCAAGGTCCCGCTCTTGGAAGAGGGTATCGGTCGCACCCGGTTCATCACCGAGGAGGAGGAGGTCAAAATCCTCGCGCTAATGCAGACGCTCGCCATGGACGACGTTCGCGCCTTCACGATCTTCGCTCTCGACACCGGGGGCCGTCTCTCGGCCATGCTCGGGCTCGGCTGGGGCGATTTCGGTCCCGACCTGTCGACGGTCACCTACTGGAAGGACAAGAAATCCCCGCCGCGCACCCTGCCGCTCTCGGAGAGGGCCAAGGTCGAGCTTCGGGCGATCAAGGAGCGCTATCCCGACAACCCGGGTCCGTTCCGCATGTTCCGGTCGAAGAATGGACAGCTGCGCACACACTGGGATCGCGTCATGTCGACGCTGAAACTTGACGACGTGGTCATCCATACTCTAAGGCACACGTGCGCCAGCCGATTGGTCCAGCGCGGGGTCGACCTGCGCCGGGTTCAACAGTGGATGGGTCACCGGAGCATCCAGACGACGCTTCGGTACGCCCACTTGGCACCGTCAGACCTGCTCGGGATGGCCGGTGTTCTGGAGCAACATGTACGCACGGAGCAGGTTGCTGCGTGA